CCTGGGTCAGGCTCCTGCCAAGCTCCACTGGGACTATCCGCTGGCCCGCCCGCGCAACTGGGAGAACATAGTTCACTTCAGCAATGGCTTCTGCTGGCAAATGATTAGCCTATGCGTCAAGGGATCTGCCAATGGATTAAATTTGGCAGCACTCATAGGCGACGAGACGAAATACGACCCCTGGCAGCGCGTGAAGGAAGAGGTAATACCTACGCTTCGCGGCGACTTCATGCCGCCCTCTGCCCGTAAGACGGAGAAGAAGGTGTGGGGCAGGGGCACCGACCCGAAGATGAACAACCACTGGCTCTCGCAACTCTGGGTGAGCGATGCCGGACTGACCCAAAGCCAGTGCCTCTGGGAGAAGGAGAAAGAGCAGGAGACGCACGACGTGAACGACCAGCTGACGACCATGCTGGCAGAGTTGAAGTATCTCGAAAAGCACAACCCGCGTGCCGCCGTGGCTCTGGCACAGAACGAGAACTTCCTGAAGCAGCTCCACGCGCTCAGAAAGGACAGTATCTGTTTCTGGAACCTGAGCAGTGCCGAGAACCTGAGCATGCTCGGCGAGTCGTGGCTGCGCGACATGGAGCGCCAGATGCCGCCGCTGCTGTTCTCGCTGATGGTGCTGGGCGCAGAGAAGGGAGCCGCCAAGGACGGATTCTACTGCAACCTCGACATCGAGACGATACATGGCTACACCGAAGAGCAGTACAGCCGCGAATACGGCGACAGTTTTTCGATGCTGGCCGACAAGTTCACGGTGAAGAAGAAGGGCAAGGCGCTCGACTCCACCCGCTGGATGCAGGACGTGACCACCGAGCAGCTTGACATCGACACGCTGGGTCGTCTTGGCGAGGAGGATACCTGTGAGCTCGATATGGACCTGGCGTGGGACCAGCCTCTGCTGACTGCATTCGATGCCAACGCCAACATCTGCTGTATGGTGGTGGGGCAGGAGCGCGGCGACGACCTGCTGATACAGCGCTCGCTGTTCGTGCTCAACGAGAGGAAGCTCCGCTCGCTCTGCCGTGAGGAGTTCGGACGTATCTATCGCCCGTTCCTGCGCCGTGGATGTAAGGAGGTGTGCCTGTATTTTACGAGCACAGTGAAACAGGGAGCCAGCACCGCCTACGCCGTGGAGGACGGCGACGACAACCGCTTCGACCGCGTAGTGGTACAGGAGCTGACCGCCCTCGGCTTCAAGGTGACGGCCATCGACACTGGCGCACCGCTGCTGCATGCCGTCAAGTTCCAGCTGATGGCCGACCTGATGTCTGGCGTACAGAAACCGAATATCAGGATTTGCACCGACCCCGGACGCAACACCTACCTGATACCGGCCTTGGAAAATGCCGGACTGGTGCCAGGCACATTCAAGAAAGACAAGAGCCGCGAGAAGCTGAAGGCCACCGACGAGGAGTCGATGGGTGGCGACCCCCGTATGCGCACCGACATCACCGATGCCTTCGACGACCTGGTGATAGGCGTGAAGTATCACGGCGTCACAGGCAAGCCGAAGATAGGCGGCGCACTCAGGGGGCGGTTCTCAAACATCTTGGTGATACCGCGTTAAGAATCCTTATCCTCAAACAATTCGTCGAGCAGACCTTCCTTCTTCAGCCGCTCGTAGGCGCGGTGGTGCTTCTTGCGGAACTCCGCTTTCGTCTCACAGTAGCGGGCAGCGTTGGCGCAATCCTCCAGCGACAGCTTATTGTGCGGCACAGGCTTATTGGGATAGTTCTCGGCTATCAGCCCTTCCGCCTTCACTATCTTGTATGCCTGACTATAACGCTTTCGGAAGATGGCAGCGATCTCACACTCTGGTATCACGGCGAGCGCACGCTCCAGCGTCCAGTATCCGCCGGGCTTCCTGCGGTGTTTCAGTCCGGAGCAGTATTTGCTGAACTGATGATTACCGCAAAGCTCTTCGTAAATCTCTGGTTCGTTCTCCTTGAAGTCCTCTACATATTCATAACGGCTAACGATTGTCCGTACAGCCTTGGCCTTATGCTCCTTCCTGACATTGCCGCCAAGCCCGCCGCCCCGCATCCGGTTCAGCATCTTCCATCCGTCATCTCTATATTGCTTGATGTACTCGTCCTCCATCTTGCCCGCAGTTTCAGCGTCGAGCCAATCGGTCAGCTCCTTGTACTCGTAGCTTTCTCCGGTCTCTCGGCAATGCCGAAGCACGGGCGATACTTTCTTGTGCGAGTATTTGTGCAGATGCTCATTCTTCCGCCGTTTCACATCGTCGGTCAGCCCCACATAGGCATACCCATCTTTGAACGTATAGACATACACCTTGCGCTTATTCCATTTATTCTCGACCTCCATGTGACTGCAAATGTCATCAAGCCAGCCTTCTTTGAAAGCACGGTTGTAAGTGTATCTGCTCCCATGCTGGAACTCGCCTCTCGTCTTGTAGCCCAAAGCGATGACGTGGCAATATCCTTTTGAGTAGAACCCTTTAGGTCGCCTCACTTCTTTCATGTGGCTGCAGATGTCATCCATGATACCTCGCCTGTGGGCAGCAAGATACGCGCCCGCATCTCCCCTACGAAACTCATCTCTCGTATTGTATTCCGAAGCGATGTCCTTCAGTTCTTCGTCTGTGTAGTCAGTATGGAAATGCCGCTTCATGTGACCACAAAACTCCTCCAGCTTACCTCGGCGCACGATAGCAAAATAAGGATATCTCTGTTCCTTCCTGAACAGTTTCAGATCGTCGTACACACTGGTTATCTCAATGAGTTCCTTGTCGGTATAGCCTGGGTGCATATTCCGCTTCATGTGCCCGCACAGCTCATCAAGCATTCCCCTGCGTTGAATGGCGGCGTAGACTTTTTTCTGTTCCCGTCTGAACAAGGTCAGGTCATCGTAGCCATTGGCGACAGCAGCCATCCCCTCTAAATCGTGATGCTTTACTTTCTCCTTCATGTGCCCGCATAGTTCTTTTATTAGTCCTCCTTTACTCATCTGATTGTAGGCTGACGGTTCCTTTTTACGAAACTCTGCCTTATCGTCATAGCCAGATGCTATCTTGGTCAGCTCCTCGTAGGTATATTTATATTCTCCTTTCTTTGCCATAGCTCTAACTCTTTTTGCGTTTCGTATAATACAATTAGGATTTGACAATTAAAAACTGCACTACGGGCTGTCAGGTTCCTAATTGCGAAAACCTTGGGGTCGTTATCCGATACCCCACCCGGTGCAGTCTGTTTCTTTATTTAATATAAATGTACCTCCACAGTACGGGCACAAAAAATGCCGCTCGGCGCGGCTCTCTTCATGCCGCAATTAGGATTTGACGCTGCAAAGATAAGCATTATTAACGAACCGTGCAAGCATTTCGACAGAAAAATTTTTCGGGTAGGGTAGGGCGGCAGCACACATCAGCCATCTTCCATCAGCCATCATCCATCTTCCCTGCCCTTGATTCCGCACCCACCTGCCCCTATCTTCCCTCAAAAATCCAACACATTATGAGCAAGAAAGGCAATAGGAACGGGCAGCAGCCTGTGATAAAGACCCCGAAGACTTTCTCGGAGTTCAAGAAGATTCACAATGACTTGATGTCTAAGCGGTATATCCCCCTCGACATGCTGAAGGGCGGACAGGTACGCTCGATACAGCTCGGCGACCGCGACCCGTCGGCCACCGAGGTCAACAGCATGGCGACCTCTATGGGCTGCGGTGCGTGGAGCAACGGCCCGCTGGCAAAACTGGCATGGAGCTTCGACAGCCGCGACAATGCTGTGAAGGCCGTGACCGACAAGGATGGCAAGACACCCCTGGGGCTTGGCTACGTGGAGTGGGGGCCGAGCAACGCCACGCCGTCGGTCATACCGCCGTTGGCTCAGTCGAGTCCCTACACGGCGACACCGCTGAAGTACATCGCCGACCTGACCAGCGGACTGGGCGTGCGACTGATGTACAGATTTCCAGACGGGGAGTTGTGCGACTACAAGGATGCCGGTGACCGGCTGCTGCAGATGGTGGATGAGCAGGAGCAGAAGGAGGGCATTACGGACGTTGGCGGCGACATCATCGAGCGGCTGGAGAAGATAGAGGGCGGCGTTACGCAGTCCAGCCCGTCGAAGAAACTGAAGCGTCTGCGCGAAGCCTACGACGCCTGGCAGCGCGTGTGGGAGGGCTACGAGGGCAAGGACGGTAAGGGCGAGCCGATGCACGTGCCCGGTGCCCGCGAGTTCCTGGAGGACAACAACCTCGATCTGCACCTTATGCAGTGCGAGCAGGACGACGTGATGCTTGACATCTACTTCCCCACCGTGGGCTTCCAGCGGGGACGGGCAGGCCGCTGGTTCTTCGACGAGGAGAACTTGCCCAAGATAGTCCGCGTAGGCTTCATGCCCGCGTCGATTACGAGGCTTGAAAAGCGCGACGCCTGGAGCTATACGAACCACTGCTACGTCTCTGACCAGTGGCGCACCAACGGCGCAGGCACTCACACCGTCACTGCCGACGACCGCGCCATCCGCATGTACCCCGCCGCCATGCCGCAGAACATGCTGCAGAAGATTCGCCAGATAGTGCGCGACGGCCAGAAGATACGGCGCATCGACGACCGCCCGCTCTGGATTATCTGCCCCACCTACTACCCCTCGCTCAACAAGCCTTATTACCCACAGCCGGCATGGTGGAGCATTTTTACCAGCAAGGCTTTCGACTTCTCGGCCACCATCCTGTATGACAAGTACAAGCAGCGCGAGAACAACACTACTTGGTCGAGGGTGCTGTACATCAGTCTTGACTACTTGCAAATGTGCTTTGCCGACGAAGGCATTGCCGGCAACAAGGACAAGCAGCAGGAGTTTATCGACCAGCTCGACCAGAACGTAGAGCAGTTCCTGCAGCACCGCGAGAACATGGGCAAGACCATGCGCCAGTTTATGTGGATAGGTCCTGACGGCAAGGAGCACCACAACGTGGAGATAGTCGATGTGAAGGAGACCACCAACGACGCCGTGAAGGCCGGCAAGGAGGAGCTGCTGCTATCCACCAACCCCATCTTCCTCGCCCTTCAGGTGGACCCCCGACTGGTAGGCGTACCGATGGTGGAAGCCAGCAACGGCGGAACGGCCCAGCGCGAAATGACCCTCCTGAAGCAGCAGCAGCTCAATCCGAAGCAGCGGCTCTACCTGCGCTTCATGAACCAGGTGGCCGCCTACAACGGCTGGACGGACAAGGGGCGCGCCGAGTTCCATATCAAGCAACTCACGACCACCACCCTCGACCGTAGCAAGACGGGGCAGGAAGAAACCATAGCAGGAGAGGGGGCGTAGCGGCTTCGACTAAATGAGAAATGAAAAATGAGAAATGACCATTTTATCTGAGGTTGAAATACCTCATAAAGACAAGACTCCCCGCCAGGCATACCGTCAGATCTGCCGGCGGGTCGTTTGAGAATAAATCTTGTAATTTGTCATAGGTATAAATTAAATGTTCGGATGCAGGCCGCCGCGACGGTGCCCTGCATCTTTTTACGATTTTAGTGCGGGAATGCCCTTTCCTTCAGGTGAGGGATGAAAGCACCCCGTATGTTAATAATTTAGATATCTATCTCAAATATTCGACACTCTCCAAAATATTTCATACCTTTGCCGCATGATTGCCTACAAATACAAGCTGTATCGTACCGATAGGACGAAGCACCTGGATAAGATGCTCCGCGAGGCTTGCTTTGTGTGGAACCATGCTCTGGTCATGCAGAAGCGGTACTACCGTCTGTATGGCAAGTACATCAATACGAACAGGATGCAGAAACATTTCGCCAAACGTATATCGAGAAACCTGCTGCATTCGCAGACCGTTCAGGAGATTCTTCAGCGGCTCGATACCGCCTATCAGCGATTCTTCAGCCGTCTGGCCAAGCGTCCCCCGAAATTCCGCAAGGCAAAGGATTTCTCTTCCATCCTGTTCAAACAGGGCGGCTATTCCCTGAATGGCAACGTCCTGACAATAAACAGCATCAAGAAACGCTTCAAGTTCTCGTTGAGCCGTCCGTATGCAGGAAAGGTCAAGACCCTCACCGTCAAACGGAACCACATCGGAGAGTTCTTCATCGTCATGGTGCTCGATCAGTCCCCTCAGTCCATCGGAAAGTCACATAATGGTGCATCCGTCGGTATCGACTTCGGACTGAAGAAGTACATGACGATGAGCGACGGCACGACTGTTGACAATCCGCAGTTCCTGAAGAGCGGACTGCGCCAGTTGCAGCGTAAGTCTCGGAACCTCTCGAAATGTGTGCCTGGCTCCCATAACCGGGAACGGAAGCGTCTGGATCTTGACAGACACCATGAGAAGGTGGTCAATCAGCGCAATGCCTTCCAGTGGCATCTCGCCCATCAACTGTGCCAGAAGTACGACAGGATCTTCATTGAAGACCTGCAACTCACTGGCATGTCTGCCCTCTGGGGCAGGAAGATGACCGACCTGGCACACGGGGAGTTTGTGCTGAAGCTCCAGTACGTGGCCACCAAGTATGGTGTCACCGTCCACAAGATCGACCGCTACTACCCGTCATCCAAGAGGTGTACGTGCGGCTACGTGAATCATGGCCTGCAACTCCATGAGCGTACATGGGTATGTCCTGAGTGCGGCACAGTCCACAAGCGGGACTTGCTTGCAGCCAACAATATTCTTCGGCAGGGCATTGCCGAATTGGAGAGTGTCAGTAAGTCAAAGAACGCCGTTGGCGCTTCTTCGCGGTCACGCCTGCATCCAAGAATCTCATTCCTTCAGGGGTGAGAGTATGTCAATCCGGCATGTTTGTTCAGTTTGCCAGACCCATGTCCTTTACAGTTGCTTACAAATTGTGAGAACAGTACTGATAATCAGATAGTTATAAGTTCTTTTTAGAGAAGTCAGTTAGAACGCTTACAGTTGCCTACAAACTAAGAATGAAAACTTAAAGCGTTGACTATCAATTATTTAAAATACCGCTTGCGCTCAAGTTTCGCATAATGGAATGAAAACATACCAAACTTTTCTCTTTATAATTATTACATGTTTCTAATCATACACGCACGATAAATTCCCCGCACCCCAAATTAAATTATAATTAGAGATATTTAAAGAAGAAAAGAGGTTGATTATCAATTAGTTATAATATTAAATATACGTTTTGTGATATTTTTTTTAATTAAATTTTATATGGAAATATAGTAATAATTCTACATTTACCGCATTTTTACCGCAAAAAATATTGTAACAAACTGATATACAAATGTTTATAGATGCGACAAAATCACATATTCAGTTTGTGCCGCCAAACCGTCAGAAAAACTTTATCGACACGGAATGCCCTGTGCATCGGCATTTCAGAATGATTCTTCGTCAGCAAACAAAAATTGCCCGTCAATTTAATGGGGCGCATTGATTTGCTCTCACAGAAAATGAGTACCTTTGCAGCGGCAAATTTGTCATTTCGACTAAGAAGAAACATATTGCGACGAAGTTACGCCACCATAAAACGCATGGTTCCTCCATCCCCATTCCACCTCCATGCGTCTTCGTCGCTTCCTGGGTAAGCGCCGAAGTTGGAGAGACGGGGCAGACTGTAAATCTGCTGGCTAACGCCTGAGGAGGTCCGAATCCTTTCTTACCCACATAGGATGAATTTCTTCATAACCGCCGCGAGGCGCCTCTTGTTCAACAATTTCTTTGCCGCTGTGAAGCGGGTGACATAAGTTTTTTGATTTGTTTTAGTAGATTAGTTTTTAAGTAGTTTGTTTTTGCCGGTCACTCCGGCAAACCATCGGGAGGCTCGCGTGTAGCTCCTCTCGTTTCGGCAGCCGCCCCGTTGTAGCACTCTGGGCGGCTGCCCTTGTCTTTCATGCTTCCAACGGATATTTTGCCGAAAATATATTAGCGATATGTACAATCCCTACAACCCCATCGACCTCATGCCGCAGGAACTGCCGGACATGAAGAACCTCACGCCCGAGGAGCAGGAGCAGCTGTGCTACGCACATGCCATCTTCGGCTGTGCCACCTACATCGTGACCTTCGTCCTCGCCATCATCCTCTGCGCCCTGCTCGGCTCCTGCGCTTCTCCGAAGGCTATCGACAGCACGGAGCATCACCACAGTGCCATCGACACGCTCAGCATCCAGGCTGCCGTCGATGCCCACATGACATCATGGCATGAGCGCATGGACTCCCTCTTCCGCGAGCGCGTTAGCCAGTTCAGTTCGGAGCAGCACAGCAGCACCGACCAGAAGGAGCTCATCACCGAGACCGTCACCACCACCACCGACTCGCTGGGACGCGCCGTCCGTCAGGAGCAGCGCACCATCAGCCGCGACCTCCATCAGGAGCAGCAGCTCTATGAGCAGCGACTGGAGCGCGAGATGGAGAACCGCCTGCAGACCGCCCTCGCCCTTCAGGACAGCATCTGGCAGCAGCGCCTCGATGCCGCCCTGAGCCACCGCGAGCAGACCGACTCCGCCCGCCACACCGTCACCCCCGTGCCCCAAGACAACCGTCCGTGGTACCGCCGCTGGACCGACCGCCTGCAGTGGCTCGCCATCGGCATCGTCCTCGCCGCCGCCCTCTGGATCACCCGCCGTTGGTGGTTAGGGGTATTCCGGCGTTAGCCATGGTGTAGGAATAACGATATATCGAAACATCGAAATCTCGAAAAAAAAAGAAACGATGCTTATCGTCCGAAACAACATCATCCCCTTTCCCAGGTTTAAGGCCGTCACCATCTGGCCCTTCATCTTCGTGCGCAAGAGCGCATGGTACTCAGCCGTCACCGATCGTCACGAGCGCATCCATGGGCGGCAGCAGCTGGAGATGTTGCTCCTGCTGTTCTACCTCTGGTATGGTCTGGAGTATATCATCCGCCTCGCCATCACCCGCAGTCGCAGCCGCGCTTACCTCTCCATCAGCTTCGAGCAGGAGGCCTACGACCACGAGCGCGACCAGGACTACCTGAAGCACCGCCGCCTCTATGCCTGGCTGCGCTATGTGTTTAAGACTTAACTTTTGTCGTTGTAACTATCTGATAATCAGCCTTCGGGCAAAACCCGCAAATTTGTCACACACATTTAATGCAATTTAACAACGAAAGAAATATGGCACAACAACTTAAAACATTATCACTCTCAGAGCTTCGTCGCGTAGCCGAGCGCACGCGGCTCGTGGCCCGCCGCCTGCCCGACGGCAAAGGGGGCTACCAGGTGGAGCAAGTCATGGAGCGCATACCCTGGCGCGTCTGGTACATAGCAGCAAGCAATGGCGACGTGATCCTTGGCGAGGAATGCGTCACCCTTTCCGTCGATGTCGCCGCCGGTACCAGGCTCGTCCAATTCACTGCCAGCAGCCAGACGCGCAAACTCCGTGACTGCTGCATCCTTCGCGCCAACGACTTCCGGCTAACGGTGTAATCCCCTGACAATCATCTTTCGGGCAAAACCAGCAAACTTGTCACACACTTTTAACGCAGTTTAACCTATGCGTTCCAAACGACTTTGCCCTTGCAACCCTCACACATCACTCATATATTCTTTACAGAACGGTGACGCAATCGTCACGCATCACGGACATAACACTTAAAGAAACATGCCATTACACTACGAAAGAGTCCAGAAGAAGGTAGGCTTCGGCACGGTCAACCCCAACGAGTAAGCGATGTCCCCAGGAAAATACAAAGGCATACTCATCGCCGCAGTGGTGAAGCGCAGCGGCATCTGCCGGGCTACGGTGGAGCAGGTCTTGTCGGCCACGTTCGATGAGATCCGCTACCAGATGGCGGAGGGTGCTGGCTGCGTGCCCATCGAGAGTTTCGGCACCTTTTATACTCAGGACCTGCCGGAACGGGAACACTGGTACACCTACAAAGGAAAGAGTGAGCTGCGTCACCTGCCGCCCACCAAGCGCCTAAAGTTTTGTCCCACGAAGTCGTTCAAGCGCGAGGTCATCGACGACCAACGCTTCGACCCCTCGCGCCGCAGCTTCGAGCGCCACCCCGACGACCCGCCCATCCGCGCCCGCATGGCCCTGAAATACCAGGGCGGCAAGCACCAGCCCGTAGCCAAGGGGAAGACGAGATTCATTGAACATTGAAAATTTTACCATTGTAACTATCTGATTATCAATCTTTGGGCATTTATCGCAAATTTGTCCCACACGTTTAACTCTATTTAACTATCAACCCTTCGGAGCAGTCTGACCCTGTACCGCTGCGGGGAGAACGGCGACGGCGGCTCATGGTCTCTGCTCTCGTGGCTCTTAATGTTAAAAAACGACCCCCGAAGAAAAATAATTGGGAAAAGGTTTGGTAGGCTCAAAAATACATTATATCTTTGCAGCGGTTTTTTATTTTAATGCTACACGACATGGAACAGCGAATGATACAGATTACGGTACGACAACTGAAGGACTACCTCGACAATGACGGCATCAAGGTGGCAGGGCTGGCACGACTTTCCTACTTGAACCCACAGCGGTTGAGCAAGGCACTGTGCGGAACACCCGACAGCAAGAGCGGAGCACCAACTACGCTGAGCGAACAAAGCATCAGCCTGCTGGAGGACGGACTGCACCAACTGGCACGCGAACTGGCAGATATCTTCATCATCTACGACACGAGTAGCGATAAGGAAAAAGCCAACGGCGCTCACTACTCGCTCGGATGTGTTCAGCAGATCAAGCAGAAACTGAAACCTTATATTATGGTGCAGCCCTTCGTGTCGGCTACTCTTGGGTGGTCTGACAGCAAATACCAGAACGTGATGTCTATCAAGAAGAGCGTTACCTATGGTAATATAAGTAAGGTGGACTGCGACAGTCTGAACCTGCGGCTGGCCGAAGTCGCTGCCAGGCTCGACCGTATCTGTCTGACGAAGGGATGACAGATTTCCTATATATATAATAAGGTATAGGGCGGCAGAACCGCGCAAGAGAATTAGTACAGAAACAAACAGATACCGAAACAAGCAGGGTAAAATATTAAAAGCCCTGCTTGTTTTTTGTTTCTGTTCGATATAAAAAGTATCATCCAAACAACATTTTTTTTCTTTTTTTTTAATCGAATCAAAAGAACATCCAGCGCCTCGCTGGGGGCTTGGGGTGGGTGCGCACCCCCTTTAAGGGGGTGCAAATATGCTTGGGCGTCCCATTGACCGACTGACCGCCACCCATACGACCGCCACTCCCATAAAGGGAGTGAGTGCTGCTGCGCTCCGTCCTCTCCCACCGTCACCGCCACCCGATAGGCACTCCCTTAAGGGAGTGAGTGTGCATGGGATGACCTCGCCAAGCCAGCCGAACCGAGCCAGACGGCCAACCCCTTAAGGGGTTGAGAAACTGGAACGAGCCGAAAGCCGAAACTGCGTGGACGCGCGCGAGGCCCCAACACTTGTTTAACATTTCCATGAAATGTTAAACCAAGTGTTAAAGTCGCCAACCTCGCGCCTGCGTGGTTTTGCCGTAACTTTGCATCGGCATTCAGCCAAACGGCGGTCCGCCGGTCAGGGCATCAAAACTTACGCATTATGAAAACAACAAGCGCAAAGAGCAAGAACGTGAACACGAAGGCTGCAAAGCAGCAGGTTGAGAACCCCCAGGCCAACTCTCCTAAGAGAGTTGTCGAGACCCGAGATATGTACGAAGTGATTTTCAATCACTCCGTCAGCCTCGTGGTAGCCTACACCCTTGGGCACAAGGGCGAGAATCCTCGCGAAGGCTTCGCCTTCGGGTCGGTTGCTACCCAGCCCCATACGAGGGGCTATGCCAAATCTTTGATTTGGGGCTTCGTGACGAGCAAGGCTGGTAAGGTCCTAAAGGACCTTGACGAAGTGGCGAAAGCCGAAGACCGCAAGAAGATTGCAATAGCAATCTTGACCGACTGCAACCTCGTGAAGGGCGATAGCAAAGCTATCGAGACATCGCTCGCCAAGGTCGAGCCTAAGCGTGAGCGAGTATTCGCCGAGTCAGTCCTTGCAGGACTGAAGGCCGCTGCCGAGAAGCCCGCTACCACCCCTAAGGGTGGTAAGTCCAAGGGCGAAAGCAAGCCCAAGACCACCAAGGCTGCCCCTAAAGGGGCAAAGGCTAACGGCAAAGCCAAGGCAGGCAAGTGAGCAACCAAGCGAGTGAGCACCCACACGAATGTTTAACCCCGAGGGGGTTAAGGGCAGAACCGCCCAGCCCCCTCATAAAATTTTCAATTTTATGAAGTACGGATTTTTCGACGTCACCGTGAACGTCATGGACGCAAATACGAGAATCAAACTCTACGAGTTTGGAGAGTATCACATCAAGGCTCGATGCAAAAGCATCGCCATTCGCAAGGGCATCAAGGCAGCTATGGATAATATCCATAGCAACTGGCGAGAAGCCATGTACAACGAGTGCTGCCTGTTTGGGCCACACAAGCTAACTGCAAAGCAGTTATGGGGCTTGGTCGATGCAGGCATAATCGTCGAACCCAACGACAAAGTCGTTGAAGTCGCAAGTTGCGAGATGACGAGTTGGGTTGATTAAGCCTAAAGGCTTAGCCACCTCCAACCGAGCAGCCCTCACCCCTTACGGGGTGGGGGTTTTTCGTTGCCACCCATATACGTGGACCCACATCGCGGTCGCAAATTGCGCGTCCATCAGGGCGCACGCAGGGGAGTCCACCGATACATTCTGTTTTTGTGCCTGCCTGCGTCACGAAGGATGGTAATCAAGACCGCAGCGCGTCACATCGTGGCATGACGTGGACGCCCAATGGGGGTCGGGGTTGTGGGCTGGTGTGGTCGCCCAATGGGGAGCCGTTTCGTGGGCTGGTGTGGTCGCCCAATGGGGAGCCGTTTCGTGGGCTGATGGGGTCGCCCAATAGGGGTCGCTGTGGTCGGCTGATTTTGGACGCCCATATCGCGTGAGAGGTGGGCGGCCAGAGCCTTTTGTGGTCGCCCAATGGGTTGCCGAACTTTGGACGTCCACCTAAACGCGAAGTGGAGGGGCACGGGACCTGAGTGGACGCCCACCAAGGCTGTTGTGGAAGCCCCTAACCGCGAAGGGTGGGGGACCAGGCGAGGCGCGTGGAAGCCCACGATCCGCCGTGATGTGGACGTCCACCTAACCGCGAGTGGCAGCCCACGCGAAGCCCGACGTGGGTGCCCATCCGAGGCTCATCGTGGGCGACCACGCGAGGGATTAATGGGCGTCCCTAAACGCGAAATTGGGCGGTCACGTGGGCTGGTGTGGTCGCGCTGTGGGCCCGCGTAAATTGGGCGCCCACGTCACGATAGATAATAACCCACGTCCACGCGCCTGCGGCGTTTTTTTGAGTCTAAATAACCATGTTATTTAGACTAAAAAAACGAGGTCTTGACAATCGCTCAAAAAACCATTTTCTTTGGGGTAGCCTTTCGATGGTCGATTGGCGCAACTTCAAAATCAATTTGCATTATGGCAACACGTAACAACAAGCGCAACGAGATC